TTAATGAGAAAAAACAAAAAAGAAAGTTACCCAAGTGTTGATGGTTTACACTATGCAAAACTAAAAGATGGCTCACTTAAATTATTTGTAATGCACAATGGTGTTATAAGAAGATGGTGCCCTCATACATCATTAGAAAATAAAGCATTAAGGCAAAAACCAAAGATACAATATAGTATTCCAGTATCTAGAGTTGATTATGATTTTGTTAAAGGTGTGGACTAAGCCACACCTTTTTTTAGTCTTTAAGTACAGATGTAATTTTTAACATCATTTGTTTTAATTGTTTGCAATCATTTTCTGCTAAAGCATATAAAGAATCATCATTCATGTTGTAAAAATCTACATAAATAAAGCTATCTAAATATTTACTGTTTTTATCTATTACTTTTTGCAGTTTGGCTATAGTTTGTGCTTTTGTCATATCTATTTTACCTTTCTGATATGTCTTTGAGTTGTGCAGACTTGCCATTTGCTAAATGAGTTGCCAGTCTTTTCTTTAATTACTTTACTGGCCACTCTACCTACATCAGACATAATTGTTTTTTCAGTCCAGTTATCTCTGACATATTTAATCAATGCACCTTTTGTCATTTTACTATCAGCAGTAATGACCTCAGATAACATCTCATAAACTTTTTCTTTTGTTTGCTCTCTATTGAGTCCTCTTTGCTCATCAGATAATTTTACAAATGGTGTTAAATCTAACTTGTATTTTTGTAACAGTTTATTAAAAATATCTACATTGAACCTAGAACAAATAGTTGCATGGTCTAAATTTGCTATCCAAAAATGTAATGTATCATTATGACAAGACACATCATTGCAACTTACGTTTGGAACTTTTTTTAATAAACTTTTAACCTGCTCCATTGTGGGTCTAAAATATTTTTCTTTAGGGTTATATGTAATCATTGTGTATTTACCTTTTTTTTTATATGTACATATTATACTATATTGGCTACATTGTACAAGTTATTGTTTAATTATTTTTAAGCTATATATAGCCTCAAAAATTGCACGAAAATTTACCTAAAAATTAAAATTGTAAATATTTAATTGAAAATGTGTACTTATCTGACTAACTTGTAGACATAAGACGAATCATTTTTTTTTTATAAATATTCCTTTAATGGTTCGTCTTACTAAACAAAGGATAAAAAAAATTATGAATAAATTTACTTGGTTAGAAATTATAGAAGTGACTTTAAAAATGTTTTGTTGCATTGCTTTTGTACCTGCTTGTTATTTTATTTTATTAGTTTGCATTGAACTACAAAACTCAATGGTAGGTGCGATTGTCTAAGAAAAAAAAAGTTTCCCCCCCAAACGAGGAAAAGGATAAGACTACTGAGACTCCTTTTAAAATAAAACAATCAGTGGTCTTATCTGAACCTAACAGAGATATAACTCAGCTATCATTAATAGAACAAGAAAAGTTAAAAAGAAATTTTGTAACTGGTGAGGAATGGGCAAGGCAAGATATTGAATGGCTAAGTAACTCATCAATTAATATGCCAAACTTTTTATGGTTTATGAAGTACATCATATTAAGAGAGCATAAAAGAAAGATGGAAAGAAGTGCCAGAATGGAATGGGGAAAGTGGTTAGGTGAGTGGGCAGGATTAGTAGCAACTGATTATTGCAACATTGACCAAGCATGGGCATTTATAGTTGATAGTTCAAAAAGATATATTCCAAGTACAGTAAATGAACATGATGGTGAGATGAATGAATATTACATGACGTTTGGTAAACAAATGCTAACTGAAATTGTATATCAAATTAGATATGAAAAAAGAGATGGTGAAACAATACAATTAGAAAGACCAATTTATTATGTGATTGATGGCATTAATATCATGTGGACTGGTTTTATTGATATTGCTTATGTAGATAGCAGTGGAATCCTGCAACATTGGACTGAATTAAAAACACAATATCCAAAAGTAGGTGGTTTTTACAAAAAAGATTATGTAGTTAAAAAAGTTCTTAAAGGTAAAAAGGGTGAACGAATATGGAAATTTCCTAGTACCCCAAATGAACCTAAAAGTTTTCATTTAAATCAAATGAGTATCTATGGTCATGCTGAAAATGTCTTAGGTGATATGCTTTATGTAACTCCAAAAGATTCAAGATTTTTTAGACATGATGATTATGAAGAATTGCAGTGGGATAGATTAAAATTTGAAATGGAAAGCATTAAAGACAAGGCAATGGTAAGGCAAACACTATTACAGATGTCTGATGACCCCCTTAAAATTATTAAACTTGTACCACCAGAATATGACCATTTGTTCTTTAAGAACATTGAGCCAGAGTACAAGCAAATGATTTACGATATTTACAACAATAACAAAAAGGCAAGTTAATGACTGAAAAAAAACAAACAAAACCTAAAGAGGAAACTGTTTTAATTAAAGACCTCAATATGTATCAGAAAATTCATTTAGCCATTGAGAAATGTGCTGATGTGAAAAAGAAACAGACTGGTATGGGTTATTCAGCAGGTTCATACAATGATGTTCAGCAAGTTGTTAAAGAGGCTTGTCAATTTGCAAGGTTAGTTTTAACCCCAACTTGTTTCTTTGAGATAACTGATGACAAGATGATGATAGCAACAGTTGTATTAAATATAACTGATATGGATAATTGCTATAAAGACGATAATGGTAGAAATATGCACCATACACATAGGTGTGGCGACATAAAAGTACCACAAGTATTAAAAGGTAATCAGAACGACCCAAAGGTTAGTGGTTCACTAATGAGTTATGGGTATAAGTACCTGCTACAAAAATTCTTTCTATTAAACATAGAAGAATCTCAAGACTTAGATTTTGAGCAAAGTTCAAGTTCATCAACAGATGGGTTTGATTTAAACAAACTAAAATAGAGGAAAGTTAAATGGCAGAACCATATAATGTTCTTGAAAAGGGTGATGTAAAACTCTTTAAAAAGAACCCTAAAAAAACTCAAGACAATCACCCAGACCTCAAGCCAGTAGGCTATGATGGTGAAATTTGGGATACAATCAAGTTTGATAGCGCACTATTAGAAAAGATTAATGCTGACAAAGGCATTGTTCAAGTTGCTATCTATGTTCAAGATGATGGTCTTAAAGTTATCTTTAAACCTAAATGGGTAAATCCAAACCCAAAGCATAATGCAGGTGGTCAAACACCAACACCAGACGCACCTGCAATATCTGATGGTGATATAGATGATGAGATTCCTTTTTAATGCAGTACGCACTAGACATACTTCATAAAGCAGGAAACTTAATATCTGGCGATAGAAAACGTACTCATGGCGATTTTATTGAGAACCATGAGAACATTGCAAAATTATGGTCTGGGTATCTGGGTGTAGATTTATCTGCCCTAGATGTCCTTACCATGATGTCTTTACTTAAAGTTGCTCGAACTAAAGCAGGTGATTACGACCCAGACAATTACATAGATTTGATTGGGTACTCAGCATTAGCAGGACAATTAGCAAGTAAATTAGATGAAGAAAAGAAAGATAACGTGCATGACTGAGAATAATAGACTGCAATCAATTTTAATTAAAACTTATGTGGGCGCAGAGGGTGGTGGTCAATATAAAGTTCATGCAATTTTTGGGTTTTCAGAGTTTGATAAAAAGGGCAATCCGATAATAACTGAGATAATGATTAAAGTAAGGCCAGAGGATAGTTTAATTTCCTCAATGGTAAAAGAAAGCATAATTAGTTTTAATAAAGCAGTAGAGGGTGTTGGATTTGAAACACAATGCCAGAACATATCTAAGTCTGGCTTTGTTGGTGTAATATGTAATTATTTTTTAAACAACATAGACGCAATCTCTAATTTTAGAGAGGACTTTGTAATATCTAAAACTTTAATGTTAGACCCACAAAATCGGTTATCTACTAACTATAAAGAAAAGGATATTTATTAATGCCAAAACAGAATGTGCCTAAATATACAAATCAAAGTGTAAGTCACCACAATATTTCTTTTAACCTTAAAAGACCTAGAGCAATAGATATAGATAAAAAAATAGACAAAATCAGAGCAAAGTTAGAGATAGATAGACGCAAAATATATTCTGATAAAGTAACTCAAAAAATACTAAATGGTGAAAAAAACTGGTATGTGCCCAAAAATACTGCGACCAGAGGTGATGTATTAGAGACTGTTGTAAACTACTATTTAGACCATGTTGAGTGAGGAAAAGACCTGCATAACGTGTGGCACTAAATTTATGATACACCACCCTGCCCAAAAACGTAAAAAGTATTGTGGTGATAGATGTAGCAAGTCTTGGACACAAAAAGTTAAGAGAGATGTATTAGATGATGACACTGAAACATTTAGTGGCGAATCATGAACCCAGATGACGAATATGGGTGGCTACACCCATAGAAAATAATACTTGATTAAAAATTCACTTTAAGTAAATATTGTAGCCAGACTTGGTGAACTCTAGGTAAACTTTTTGTTTTTTACTCAGTTTTCTCGAGGTTTTTAGGCAATAACAATCTAACTGGCTTATTCACGTCAATGTATTTCGCCTCAAAAACCTTAGTTTTTTTGAGTTTCTTGCAAAAAGAATCACACACAAAAGTTGGATAAACCTACGATTTTAGCCATTGTCTAAAGGCTTTGTCAATTACTGGGTAAATAGTAATCATTAAACAATTTGCCACTATTGACAATATGGCTACGAATGGTAAGTTAGTAGCCAGTTAATAACAATATAGACAAAGGAGTCTAAAATGAATGATACTAAAGAAACAGAAACAGCTTTTGTTTTATTAAATACATCTAATTGGCACCAATACCAAAGTTATAGACCAAGAGAATTTGGCACTGGTACTAAGAGTGTTTTTTCTAGTAAACAAGCAGGTCAAACTGCAATCAATACAATGTTAAAAAGATTGAATAAACGATTAGTAAAAGCTGAAACTGAATCAAACACTTTCAGAATTGACCAAATTAAAAGAGACATTGAAAGTATAAAAGTTCTTGAGGTTGTTGGTTATAATTATTTTTACGACAATGAGCCAATGGTTATAAGAAAAGACGCAAGAACTGGCGAGACTTTTACTGAAAGACTAAATACACCTTATTATTTAAGTCCAAGTAGTGAAACTTATTATTCAACTTAATATTAATTTTATCTTGCACCCCATACTAAATGGTGGGGTGAGAGATACAATTAAGTATCAGCACATAACAGAAAGTATATAGGTGTTACTATGAGACTACAATTTATCAAATTAATGAATTGCATGAAAGAGCATATAAGTAACGACCCCTATGTTTCTGACGTGCAAGTACAACAATATAGAAGAATGTTAAAACTAAATCTAAAAGAGCAAGATGAGGTTTTATATAAATTAACTGAACAAGCAAACATACAAGCAAAAAGGAATCAAAATGGTGGATAATTTAGAAGTATTAAACACTTGGTATGACAAGTTGCATGGTTCACCCATTTACCAATTAAAAAATGGTAAGGTGCAAACGTACATACAAATAGATGGCAAAGAAACTGACAATGGTAAAGTTCGATTTACTACTAATACGCAAGACGCATTAATAAAGAAAATTAAAAATGTTATTAAAGATGTCCAAAGTGGTAAAATCATTCTCAAACAAGATGTAGAAAAAAAATCAATTAACTGTCCTGCATTGATAAATAGAATGTTGCAAGAACTCCATGACGATTTAAGAACTAATAAATATGTGAAAAAAAGTAAGGCTATTGAAAAAATAAATATCTTTGAAAAGATTTTAGAAATAGTTTACTCACATAATGAGTTGTCTGCCACACCTATTAATATGTGGACTATGAGGCATTGTGATTTATTTAGAAAACAAATTGCAACTGTTTCAAAAAAATCAACTCCAAGTGTGAATATAAAATACTTTAATAAATTAGAAAACTTATTATCGTTTGCACAAATTCACTACAACCTTGAAAACAATGTTGTGACTGATTATAGGCATAACAAAAGTGTTATTAGCAATGGTTATTTCAAAGTTAGCAGACGTGAACGTAAACTAATTCTTAAAACATTAATGAGTGAATGGTCTATTGCTAAAATGCGTTCTTACTTTCAAAGCATTAAAGATAAAGATTATATATGGTATATGCTGATTTATGTGTTGGCTAACACTGGGGTAAGACGTTCTGAACTGTTTGGTTTTAGATATAATGATTTTACTTACAGTTCTAATGACCAAAGTTATTTAACTGTATGTGGTCAGATTGATAGAGATGGAAACAGACTAGAATTTACTAAGACTGAATCAAGTGATTATAGGCAAATACCTATTGGTATGGGTTTGGCAAAGAAGTTAAAAGAATACATAGATACTATGAAAGCAAACCCTATGATAAATAACCCAGAGGGTATTTTGTTTCCTATGCTTAATGGATTTAAGATTGGTTCTAAAACTAAAGTGGGCAATGCCTCTTACTATAAGGCACCAACTGGTAGAAGTAGATTAGCTTTAATGATGACTGGGGATTATGAAATGCCTAAAGGATTAGCATTTCATTTCTTTAGGTCTTGGATTGCAACCCAATGGGCTAAATATGAAATATATAATGAGTTTATGATTTCTCGTTATTTAGGTCATACAGATATGAATACTACTAAAGATAGTTATATTCATGTTAATGATGGTACTATTGAAAACATCAATGTAAGTGATTTCAAAGAAAACCTATTATTTTAATTTTTATATTTTTTTATAAAATTATCTAATGGGTTTTCTGGGAAATTAAATTTTTCCTTACGTTTTTTTTCTTCTTCTTGTTTTTGATTTTCAAAATGAATTTGTAAACAATCATCATATTTAGAGTGATGGATATAAATTTTGTGCATAGTAGGTTTCATTTTTTCCTCTACTACAAAACCATCACCTCTTAACACATCTTTCTTACAAATTGGGCAAGTGCCCATGACATCTGTTGCAGGAAACTTTTTGCTATATGGGTGGTACTTAGTTCTTCTTGGACTCAATTACTTCTTCTTTGAAATAATTTTGTTTAGACCAGTGACTCCCATACTTGCTGAAACAACTATTGAAATCATAATCCAAAACATAGGGTCAGCAGATTGTAAAATTGCCCAACCTTTTTCCATGTGTGGTTGCATAAATGGAACAAAGTGACAGATTAACAATCCCAGAAACACACAAACAACTACCTCGTCTTTTATTGAGTCTTTTTGTGCATTGATATGAGCAATGTCTATTTTAGTTGCACCCTCAATTTCTTTGGCTCTAATAATTTTATCTTTTTGCATTTTGTGTTCAATAGCACCAGTGGTCTTACTAACCACCAAATCCACAACTGGATTTTTTAATAGGCCACCACCTAAACCTAATAGTGGTTTTGCAACACCTAATAATGGTTTAATAAATAATAATGGGTTCATACTTCCTCGCCTTTAATGATTTCACAATCAAAATTTATTTTAATTAATTCTTCTTTTTGGGTTTCAAAAACATGAATCAAATCATGTTCTAAAATAATGAGGTTATCATGCAAAAATTCTTGGCATAAATTTTCACTATTAAATTTTACTTTTTGATAAGTAGACTTGTAATCTGGTGCATTTAAAAAACTTAACACCACTGTTACTACCCAAATGTTTAATAACTCCATATCGTTGGTCTAGTAAATCCATCTGACGCATTACAAGTGTCAAGATGTATAAATCTACTATTGCCTTTCTGGTTGACACCTATGCCAGTAAATATGCCCATATCCATAGCAGTGCGTAATAATATAAAGGCTCTTTCTCTATCAACACCTATGTCAATAGCTTTGCCACTGGCATGACTACCTGCTTTCCCAGTAGCCTCTAATTTTTTTCGTTCTATGGGGTGTGAGTTTCCAATGTTAATATAATCGGCATGGCGATAATAACTGGTCACTGGAAAACCAAAACCACACTTCTCTCTTAATGTGACAAGACTATCCATAAATCGTTCATTAAACCCAAGATAGCCAGTGTGCTGACATACCATTTCATTGACTGTAAAATATGGATAGTTCCAATCTAAATATTTTACTGGTTGTTCTTCAAGTATTAGTTCTTCATTTTGCATTGTTACCCTTACCCCTTACCCTTGTTTCAGATTTTGGCTCTCTAATTGTGCCATCTGCCATAACGTAAATTAAGTTGATGTTTAATTTTTTTTGTTTTTCACTTGGAACTCTATGGATTAAACGTAAACCACCATTTCCATTTTTATTTCCTCTGTTAAAAAGAAATCTCTGTCCACCATATTTCACATCATACTTTGTGATTTCACCAGTGGCAGTGTTTAGTACCATTAAATCGCATAAGCCAATGCCACCTATGGGTTCAAACACAATACAATTCTTCTTTGTAGAAAAGTGTGCTTTGGCAATTTGTTCTGCCCACACACCTTTTTGTGCGTTAGTTTTTGTCAAAATGTAAATAAATTTATTTTATAATATGTTCAAATATTATTGTTCGAGCCTCATCAACAAACATGATAAGAATTAATATGCCAATAAATAGTGACCACTTCCACAAATGTGCAAGACTTTTTTCAGTATGATACCAGTGATTATCTTTCATAATTTTTAAATCTTTTTCCATGAGTTTATGACTCATCTTAATATTATGAACATCTTCTTGTATAGTTTCTATTTTATCTAATATTTTTTTTGTACTCATAATTAAGTCTTAATAATATAACTCATGGTTATATATGGTGAGAGGGTTGAGACACTATTGCCAGTGAAAGTTGGTGCTGATACTGAACCTGCAGGTGTTCCTGCTGAACCAGTAAATGTACCAGTTGCATTTAAACTATGGCTATGTGCAGTTCCACTACCTACACTTGATGAACGACCTGCGTCAGCAGTTACAGAACTTGAATTTGCTGATTGTAAATGTGTATCAGATGAACCCATGCCACCATTATTACCTTTATTAATGGCATATTCTTTTTGTGCAGTTGAAAAGAGATTAATACTATTTGTTGTCAAATTTTGGTTGTAAACAAGATAGTGAAAGTGACTAGGTAGTTCTGCTTGAGTTAAAGCATGACCACCAGTAGAACCACTGATAGAAATTGAGCCAGATGGTGTAAAGGCACTACCAGTAAAAGTTGGTGCAGAATTTGTTCCAGTTGGTGTAACAGTAGCAGAGCCACCAGTAGCACCTAATGTAGAGTACGTTGACCCTTTGCCTAAAATAAATCTGTCTTGCAAGTTAGGTAAATAAAATTGGCTTGATGTTTGTGTTCCATAAGTATTACCTAAGACTGCAAATAAATCTGGGTAATCAGTTTTGTTTTTTAATGAACCATCAGCAAATAACCAACCATCTATTATTGATGTGCCAGACCACATAACTATTGACCCAGTTGGTGAGGTTGATGGAATTGAAGTGTTTGCAGGGTTTACAATACCAAGTTTTAAACTTGTAATAGTACCAGACCCAATAGACCCACCACCATCAAATGACATTGTTATAGTTGTATTTGGTGAGTTAAATGCAACATTAGTAATCTGACCATATAAAGTAGTGCCAGTACCATCTACTAATTTAACTCTACGACCATTTGTATAATAAGAAGTAACATTAGAGGCAATCGTTACTTGAGTACCATTGACCCTAGTGTATGTTGTTGCAGTTTGACCATTGCCTACCTCAATCCATTCTGCCTCAAGATACCATGACTTAATATCTGCAATTAATTGTCTAGCACCATCATTAACAGAACTTGGACTTTGGTTTTCTTGAAATGAACCAGTGGCTAATACGTTGCCATTGTTAGCAGGTGTTGTTCTGAAATTTTCTATTCCCATATTTTATTCCTAGTATTTAATTTGATAATTTAATGCAACATAAGGGTTAGTCATGTCCATTACATTACCAGTAAAGTTAGGTGCTGATACTGAACCATTTGGTGTTACAGTTCCACCACTTAAATTTAATGTGCCACTTAATGAGTGAGTATGACCACTGCCACTACCAACTGAACTAGATGGGTGTAAAGATGGTGTTGCATTAGCAGTATCAAAAGCAATACGATATTTAAAATCATCTGAACCAGAGGCTTGATAATATTCTATTGAAGCTGATTTATCGTAACCATTGCCAGTTGCACTATTATTAATTCTTGCCCAATCAGTTGAGGTATTTCCATTCATTGAATGATTTGCAAATAAATAGTGTGAGTGTGATGGTAATTGGCTTTCTGTTAATGAATGTGAGCCAGTATTACCACTTAATGCTACTGAACCACTTACACTTGATGATGAGCCAGTAAAAGTTGGTGCTGAGTTAGTTCCTGCAGGTGTTTGTGCAAATGCACCACCAGTTGTACCTAAACCATGTGAACCAGATTTACCTAATGGAAACTTTGCTTGTAAATTTGGTACGTTAAATGTACTGCTACCATTACCAACCCCAAAAGTAGTTCCTATTTTAGTAAATAATGCAGAGTAAGTTGTTCTTGAGTAAGCAGTGCCATCACAAATTAAATAACCAGAGTCAGCACTTGCACCCCCAGTCATTAATATTGTTCCAGTTGGAACTACACTAGGCAATGATGTGTTTGTTGCAGATACAATTCCATAAGAAACTGATGTTGGATTACCAGAACCTAATGAACCACTATCAAATTCAAATGTTAAAGCAGTATTAGGTGAGTTAAAAGAACTACTTGTTATTCTACCATATAGTGTTGCACCTTGCCCATCTACAATCTTAACTCGCCTATTAACATGAAATTGGTCAACAACATTAACTGGCATAGTTATTTGTGTTGCTGATACTCTTGTATAAGCCACTGTATTTGACCCAGTGCCATACTCAAACCATTCTATGTTGTTTGCCCATGACCTTATTTGAGCCATAACACTTCGCCCTGCGTCATTCAATGTTGATGGTGATTGTTGCTCTAAATAATTGCCAGAAACTAATCTGTTACCATT